ACCCAACTGGTCACGGAGCGACTGACGGGTCGAGCGCAGGACTCGTTTGTTAACGCAGACATGCAACGAGGGATCGATGTCGAACCGCTTGCAAAGGCTGCGTATCAAGCGAGTTACGAACTAACGGACGATGTTGGGTTTGTGAAGCACCCGCTAATCCGTTGGTTTGGTGCCAGCCCTGATGCCCTGGTTGGGTCTGACGGTCTGGTGGAGATCAAGTGCCCGCGGTCAACGACACACCTAGACTACATCCAGAGCGGCAAACCTCCGGCAAAGTACGTCCCGCAGATGCTGGCGCAGATTAGTTGCACCGGCAGGAAGTGGGTGGACTTTGTGTCGTTCGATGACAGGTTCCCCGAGCATCTTCGGTTGTTTGTAGTCCGGTTCCAGCCGACAGAGGAGGAGATCGAGAAGTTTGAGAGCAAGGTCAAAGAGTTTTTGTCTGAAGTCAACAACCTAATGGAAAAACTATGCCCGTCACATACGAAGTAATCGCAAGCACCGGAACCTACACAAACAAGCAGGGAGAGGAAAAAAAACGCTGGCAGAAGATCGGCGTTGTCATGCAAACCGCTAAAGGTTTGACTCTCAAGATGGAGTCAGTTCCTGTTGGCTGGGATGGCTGGGCAACACTGGCTGAACCGAAGGCACGAGATGACGCCCCATTCTGACCCTACCAACCCCGACCACTATAAAGGTGCTGTTGAGTGCATCGATGCCATTGCAGTCGCTACGGAAGGACTGCAAGGCATGGAGGCTTTCTGCACTGGAAACGCGATTAAGTATCTCTGGCGGTGGAAGAAGAAGAACGGCAGAGAGGATCTCGAAAAGGCTCAGTGGTACATCAACCGGCTTTTGCGATCATTGTGAGCGCATGGGAGCGGACTTCTTCCACCCTCCGTTCCCAGCCCCTACCGAACACATCCCAGGTCTTGAGTTCTTTCAGGAACGCCAGCCGCTTGTCGCAGTACAGGTTGACGAGATCACTCGGCACCATCGCCTGTGCAACTCGCAGCGTCATCGGCCCGATAACACCGTCAGGCTGCACTCCAACAGACTCTCGAAGCCACTTGGATGCTCTGCCAACACCTGAGTTGATGCTTGCGTCAAACACGCAATAGTCGATCCCTGCTGGCAGATCGTCACCCTTCACCCGATCCCAATACTTGGTTTTGTAGAGCGGGGCAACGTCGTCCGGCTGGAGGTCACGCATATCCTGTTCAGTGACAGGCTTACCGCACCACTCCTCCCAGACGTTCTTTGTACATCCAAGGTTGGTGATGCCACCAGGATCGGACGGATGGTTCACGAACCCGCCTTCATGATGAAGAACAGCTTTCAGTGCGTTGTCCCAGTTCGAGTTCATTTCTTGAGCATATCCTTCTGTTGACTGGAGTTGGACGAACCCAACCAGAAGTTGTACACGCTGGCAGTCTCTCGAGCCAGGACACCCAGCAGCAGCATCATGACATCGCTACCTGTCAACGTCATGTAGCCCAGAGCAGAGCCTACAAGCAGTCCAAAAAAGCCAGCAACGGTGACGATAGACAGCACAGCAGGGATGCGGCTCCTGGTGGCTACCTGCATCTCTCGTGCGGACTTCGTGTTCTCGACGTTCAACTCAAACAGCTTCGTCTGCTGAGCCATCTTCGCCAGTTCACCGTCCTGCTCTAGCTTTGCAAGCTCCCGTTTGGCAGCTTCAGCAGCAGCAGGGTCAGGCAAGACTCGATCAAGAATCTTGCCGCCAATGTCAAGGAGTGGGCCGAGTGGAAGCATCATCTTTTTCCTTTGCAACAAAGTTAGCCGCAGCATAGGCACCCTTCCGGCCTACCAACCCACCAACGGCGCCGATACACAACAACATGATGTCTTTCAGGATCGCAAGGAACTGCTGGTCGATAGGGCTGATGCGCTCGAGGTCATGCTCGACGAACATCACCGCATACAGGATGGCTGCAACACTACCAAACAGAATAAAGTTCAGCGTCAGCACCACCACCGACCACGTTCTGACTTCAATCTGTTCTGTGTTCATCGGCTTATCCCTGCAAGCGTTGCCATCAGCACTACAACAAAGAACATAGCACCAGCGAGATACTTCACTGGTTTGTTTGATACCAAGACCAGATGTAAGCGACAGAATGGTAGAAGATGATGCCGCCGATCCCTAGCACTACAGCCAGCAGCATTCGCTCTTTCCGCTGCTTAAGACGTAGCTCGGCATCTTCCTCGGCCTTCTTCTTTGCCGCCAACTCAGCAGATTTCCGCTTCTGGATGATAGCGTTGCGCTCCCGTTGGATCTCGTCCCAGATGTCAGACTGTCCTGACCAGATGAGGTACTGCTTCAACTCATCGGTCATGTCGCGGATTTTCTTCGCAGCAATGACGGACTCGAGAGCCTCTGACATTGCAGACTTCTGCTGTTGCTCCGGCAGCTTTGCTCGTTCATCTGTTGACGCTTTCTGTATCTGATCCTGCGCGTCAAACAGTTGCATGAACTCGCCTAGACACTCTTTGGCGTCCTTGCCAACCTGGATGGCTTGTTTGATGCCTGCGACCGCAGCCTGTGCAGCAGCAAGCGCGACCGCGATCTCTACCATCTCACACCTTCATAACAAGCCCAAGCAACAGCGCAATGATAAACGCAGCAGTCCCAATCAGTATCTGCTCAAGACGCTTGAGACGAGCGTTGATGCCCTCGTAGCGGACAGCGCAAACCTGTTCATGCGTCATTAGCTTAGCCTCGACTTCGTTTGCGGTTGTCATGTCTTGATGATGAAGTAGACACCCAGGTATGGCGGTAGATTAGCATTCGTACCAGACGATCCGGTTGAGCCTGTCGTGAAGCTGTGCGTATGCGCTCCAGCAGAACTAGACAATCCAGCATTAACACCAGTCGTTCCAGCAAGAATATAGCTTTCAGAGTTAGCCGACCACGCGAACGCACTGACTGAGTTGCTGCCATCAACAGACGGGCCTGCTCCTGGCGTCGGCGCACCAGTATTGCCAGAGTTTGCAACGACAAGGTGCTGGTGAGCGCCGTTAGAATCAGTCGTTCCAGTGTGAGTGTGGCTGACAACGATTGCGTCTTTGCTACCACCAGTTGAGTTAGCACTGTACGTCGTGCCAGCACCGACAGGGAAGCGATCTCGGAAGTCTGGCAGGTTGAACGTAGTAGACCCGTCACCCGATCCGAATGCCGTACCGACTACCGCAAACAGCGCCGAATAGGTAGACCGCGACACCGCAGAGCCGTTACAGAGCAGGTAGCCCGTCGGAGCAGATGCAGTCCCCCACATCACCATGCCACCAGTCGGAACGTAGTTAGGCGCAGACGATACCCACCCGCTACCGTCAGAGGTTAGGACGTTGCCAGACGTACCAGATGACGATAGGCCAGTCCCGCCACCAGCGGCTAGTAGTTGGTTCGATGCCTGATTGCCAGCTTGGAAGTCTTTTAGCTGCGCCATCAACTCTCGGATGGCATTGTTGATGTTCGCCGGAGGACAGTTCTCAGCGATATTGATGTTGTCAATATCAGTGTTGTTGTCTGGATTGGTGTCGAACTCGCTGATTTTTACTTTTGCCATGATTATTCCATCTCATCAATCAAGCGTTGGATGCTTGTTGCAGCAATTCCGATTTTTCGTTTGTCTTTGCCTGCAAGAGCCAACCGTTCGATTTCTTGCAGTCCATTTGGACTTGTTAATGCGCGAGCCATCTTCTCCATATCCCGGCCATTGATAATGTAGTCAACTAGCATCGCCGGGGCTTTGGTTGGAGTTGTCAGCACTTGTCTTGTCACACCTTCTGCTCGCTGTGCAAGCGCAGTTTTTTCAGCAGTAGGAGAGCCAGCAGGCAGTCGTTCAGCTTGTGCCTTTAACGCTCGCAGCAGCGTATCAAACCCTTTCCTAGCGTCAGGCCCGTATGCAACATCGACAGCAGTCAACAAGTTCTGTTTTTGCGTCTCGTTGCCGAATACTGTGTCACCAAACCTAGCACCTCGCATCTTCGCACGTTGAGCAGAAACAGGAACTTGCTCAAACTGTGATTTGATGTACTGAGCAACAAACTCTTTAGAAAGATTTGGGTCGGCAGAGTTAAGCGCGTTCATTGTCTCGCGCACTTTTCCTGGAGTGATACCTCGCTCCATCGCCTCTTTCGTAAAGATGTTTGCGTACTGTTGAGCGACATTAGCCGTTCCAGCCATCTGTTCAATTGGCATCGCTTCCAACGGAGTGACTCGCAACTCGCGCAATTTACGATAATCAGTCAAAGCCTGTTGATATTTACCACCAACAGCTTGATCCGCAAGTGTTTTTAGATCATCAACCGCTTTTGAATATTGCCTTGCCTCAGCAAATTTCCCAGACGTATTAAGCGACGAAGCAGTATCACCCAACTGCTTTCTCATTGTCTCAATAACCTTTATGGAGTTTTCAGGATAACCAAGTGTTTCTTGACTCCATGCCGGATTGTTTTTTATCGACTTAAAAGCATCAGAAATAACATCATTCCACTTGAGCATCATGTCGAATTCAGAACGAGGAACTTCTATTGCTTCAATCGTTTTGAATGCCGGGCCACCGACATTTGACAATTCTTTTTGAGCGGCAATTTTTGCACCTTCAGCGGCTCTTTGCGCTTCAATCCCGAGCATCTCACGGCCAGTCTGCGGGAACTGTTGCTCTAATGCTTGACGAGTAACCGCTTCTCGACCAGCAAGAAATTCTTGCATGACCGGGCCACCCATGCGGGAGGTTTCAATCATCTGCTGGACTTGTGGAAGTCTAGTCGTTCCACCAGCCTCCATTCCTCGCATTTCACCTGTAACTCGTTGCAAAGCCTCAATCGGAGTAACAGGAGTGGGCGCCTCTCGCATCAACTGTTCTGCTGCCGCACGTTCAGCAGGAGTGACCCTAGCCATTTCCTCTCGAACCATTGTTTGAGCGGGAGACCGAAGAGCAAACGGAAGCGCAGCTAATGGTGCACCAACTGCACCTGCCATTCTTGCTGCTGGCTCTTGTGGAGTACCTCTAAATGGATATGCAACCGCTTCCTCTCCAACAGCAGAAAGCGCCGCAGGAATAGCTGCACCAGGAACCGGAGTGGCAACAAGATTGCGGATGAAATTTTGCAGTGCTTGACCAGGAATTGATTCAGCACGCGCCATCGGAACGCCAGCCTCACCAACCGTTTTTTGGATCTGGCTAGGAGTTGGAGCATACGAAAGCAAGTCAAACTGCGTTACGCTTTTTGGCAGCCCTTTGGAACCTGGGGCAACGATCTGCTCAATCTGACGTTCTAAAGCTCCGAGACCGGCCTTGTAAGCACCTGGAAGCCCTGCAATACTAGCAACACCAGAAACAATAGGCTCGTTAATCTTGGCTAAAAACTCTGGAATAAACCCTTGTTTTTCAGTCTTAGGGGCAAATGCTTGTTTGCTAACAACACGAGTTAATCCAGCATCTTGAAGCGTTTTGTTGATAAAAGCATCGCTGGCATCATCATCAAACAATGCAATCGTGCCATCATTTAGTTTGATTTCTTTTGCCATTATTGCGCTCCTTGCCTAAAATCACGCCTAGTGAGCGCCATAAACTTACGTTGTAGTTCTGTGCTCATTACAGGGCCGAGACTTTCGTCAAACGCAGCAATAGATTCTTCCGAGAACTGGTCTTTTCTTGCCAAACCTCGTGCGAAATCGGCTAGTTTGGCATCCCGTTGTGCTCGCGCACGAGAGTATGCAGCCATCAATGATCGACCTTCCTGGCTATTCTGAAGTGTCGGGACTGCTTGCAGATAAGCATTGAACTCTAGGTTAGAAGTCTCTCCAGACCCTGGCGCTCTAACGGTAGTCGCTGCACGAGTAGCAAGCGAACGAGCAAGGTCATCAGCCGTTACAGTATCACTTTGTATGCCCAAGAACCGTTGGATGTCAGTTCCAACCTTAACCGCTTGGCCACCACCTTTGCCTTCAAGCAAACGGTTGATTGCTTCTGTTGCTTGGGCAAACTCACGAGATGACGCAGCAGCATTAGAGAAGTCTTGTACTCTCTGAAGATCAACTTTCGCAAACAACATTTCTTCTCGTTGAGCAGGAAGATTTACTTGAATTGCTTTTGCTTGTGCTTGTTGAATCGCCCACTGTTCAAACGGAGTCTCTGGCTGTCCACGCTTACGTCGATCAGCCATTGCATACTCATAATCTGCACGAAGTGATGAAGGCTTGCCTGCTGTTTCCAGCATCTTGCTCATCACTTCAACAGCACGATTGATTGCAGGCTCATCGAGCGCACCAGTTCTAAACGAGCGAGAATAGTTCGCCGCCATGTTCCTGATGTTTTCGTTATCGCTTGCTAGGAACGGAGTAAACGGGTCAGTTTCTCCAATTGCTCCGGTAGTCAGCCCAGCTTGACGAAGTTGTTGAACAGTTTTCCCAATATTGCTAAGAGCATCCAACGGGTTATCGGATGCCATCGCAAGCATTGATAGCTTTTGCGGGTCAATCGATACACGCGGTTGAGCGGTCGGGATCGGGCCTTCTTCGCCAGCCACCGCACCACGCTCGACAGTCTGCTGAAACACTTGCGGGAACAATCTCCGCATTGTTTCTCGCTGTTGAAGTTGTCGCTGTTGCTCTGCCAGCTTCTGCGCGATCTGCTGCTCTTGCAGCCGCTGAGCATAGACGTTCTGCGCCATCTGCTGACCAGTCGCCAACCCCTGCGCGATACCAGCACCAAGGCTCGGCCTAGTGGTAGACGGGGCTGCGGCTTGCAACAACCCCATGCCGATGCCTAGCAAACCCTGTCGCTGGGCTTGCTGCTGAAGCAGATTGGCCTGCTCCTGCCCTAGCAGACCGGGGAAGTAGGACGGTGCTTGCGGGAACAACTGAGCGAGAATTTCATCCATGTCACAACAGCGAAAGTCGCCGCCTCTCAGTAAGTTTAGGTTCCAACAAACTAGCAAGACCACCGTAGTTGACTGCCTGGGGCTGTCCTCTGCGGATTCCTGGTGCTTGCATCCCGGCTCGGGGCTGAGCCTGACCCAGCATATTCATTGCACCGCCGAGGGATGGCATACCACCACCACGCATCATGATGTCCTTTGCTTGCGCCTTTGCAAGTTCTTTCCCTGCTGCTTCCTCGTATCCAATCATTCCACCAAATGGACTATACATAGACGAGCCAGATGCCCCAGATCCAATGCCAGTGTAGTCACCACCCATTGAGGCTCGTGCGATTGCCTCATTGTTAAACACCGGGATCGTTTCCGCTGCCGGATAAGCATTCACGGGAACCACATCAACCGGCATCAACCCGGACGGACCCATTGGCTGATTTGCAAGAAACGCTGGGATAGCGTCGGAAGCCATTGCTCCTTCAGCAGCACCCATAGCACCTGCCTCTGCCGCTCCCGCCGCACCCGCTCCACCCAACAGAGCACCGGCACCGCCGCCTAGCGCAGCACCCATCATGGCACCCTTCATCGGGTCATCCCGGTTGAGCGCAGCACCAGCGACTGCACCCATAATGATCGGCTCCATTCCACTCATGGTCGGCTCCCGTATCCACCCAACAGACCGCCAGCAGCAGCACCGGCACCACCGTATCCCTGCGGAGCACCGAGAGCGTAGCCAGCAGCAGCGCCGCCCAGCGCACCAAGCAGCGGATTACCGATTACAGGCTGAGTTGCCATCATCCCTGACGGGGCGCCATACACAGACCCAAGGAAGCTCTGCAAGGCTTGATAGGGTGCAAGTTGACCGTAATTGAATCGAGCAATGTCTGCTGCCATCTGCCGCTGTTGATAGTCCTCCGACATCGCCCCGACGTTAGCAAGCCTCTGGATGTCACCGTATTGAGTCTCAGCCATCGCAGGAGCACGAGTAGCTGCGGCTTCTTGCATGGATCGCTCACGAGCGTAGTTTTCGTAAGCCAGTTTCCCAGCAATATCCGACAGACCCGTCGCAAGCGCACCTTCTGCTCGACCCTCCAACTGACCCATCGCACCTGACCCGTATCGGCCAGCAGACGATGCAGCAGACCTAGCTCGGTTGATGGCATCCATGTACGTCTGTTCAAGCGGTCGTGCAGCGGCTTGGAAGGCTCCCTGGAAGAACGGACTACCACCGAGGTACTGACCCCCTACCGTTGCCTGTTGCTGGCCTAGCGCGGCTTGTGTGAGCGGAGAACCCATCCTCGCACGATCAGCCGCGGCTTGCATGGCTTCCGTAGTATAAGCACTCGGCCCGACGTAGGTCTGACCGGAGTAATACTGCGGACGATTCTCAGGCTGATAGAGCCGTTGAGCCTCGCTCAGACCGTATTGCACAAAAGGCTGAAGGGTCGGATCAAGCTCCGTCCGACTGACTGTTTGACCACCACCACCTGCCATGTCACACCTCTGCTATCCACTTTCGCGGACGAAATCCGTACTTTTTAGCCACCCGCTGCCAGCCAGGACGATTAGAGTCAAACGATATTTTACGCGCTCCACCCTGTCTGGCAATCGCAAATAATTCAGCCATCCCGTCATCCATCATCCACGCACCCCAACCGCACCAAACATGAAGCGTATCGCCCTGCGGTTGAACTACTCCAAACCCATCCCCCAGCAGAAACAACATCGACCTACCAGCGAAACAGTCAGCGTAAACATCCTCTGGAATCCAAGGCTCGTTACTTGCCTCTTTAACCTCCAACAACCCAGGTCTAACTTGATCCCAGACTGACCGTAACTCCTCCGGTTTTACGTACCTAGCCAAGTACGACATAACGATAGGTTTTGTCCGCTGTTGCGTTTGCAAAGTGATTGACTGTGCATTCGCCCTGTAGTTGATTGGATGCGTAAATGTCAGACGAGGATGACTCGTCCACCTTGTTGATCGTGACAATCGCGCTCGGAGTTGACGGTCGTGTCGGACTTGTCTGCGCTGGCAACTGCTCAAGCGTCACATTCGTTGAAGTTGTCGCCCACATGATCTGGACGTAATCGCCTGCCGCCAGCTGGATGTAGTAGTTAAGCGCAGCAATCAGATGACCGTCCGTCCCACCATGCCTGTTGGGGACTGAAAACTTACTGTTCGACCCAGGATCATCAGTGCCGTTCTTGCGAAACCAAATGTCTATATCTTGGATTGAAACACTGGTGTTGGCGAACTGGAACGAGAACTGGATGTTGTAGATACCAGCAGACCTAACAGTAATCTGCGAGTTGCTGACAATCGCAACACCAACGGCAAAGTCCGTCGTGTTCAACGTAACAGCATAGGCTGCGGTAGTGCTTGCCGCTGTTTGGTCTGTAGTGTCTTGAAACGCCCCGTAAGGCACTGCGTCTGCTATGGCAGCAGCAGAGTAGGGGACGAACAGAATAATGCTGTCAGGACTGATCCTGGCGTCGTATAGGGTGGTTGTAGTGGCGTTGCCGGTCGCAATAGTAAGCAGCCCGACAGAGTTAACCTTACCGTCGAGAATCCGGTTGACGATTTCGGCAGTCTCTCGCGGATTGCCACCTTGTTGAGGTAGCCGACGAAACATCATCGACCCCCACAGGGAACGAGATCAAGATCAGTACCGACTAGGCTTGACCAGTTGCCAGTTGGTACAACAGACAAACGATGATACTTCCCGCGACTGCGTAGAGACACGCGATTGTCAGAATCAGCAGCAACAGGACTCGCATAACTGATGTTCCCGTCCAGCCGTTTTCTTGACGCTATCGCAATGGTCGCTGATCCACCGTCAATGATCGGCCTTGCAAGCGTTGCGAGAGTCTCAAGACCCTGCGCCTCAATATCGCCAGTCTGCAACTCAGCAGTAAGTGCCGAGCCACCAAACGAAATGAGTTTAGCACCGCTCACCCCTCCGGCTAACAGCTTTCCACCCACCCAAATGCGAGAGTCAAGGCTTGCAGGAACAGTGTCCAGCGTCGGATACAAAGCACTCAAGGCTTCTAAGTCCGTTCCACTGGTGGCAATCGTCGAGATAAAGTTAGCAGTGGTGTCGCCGTGACTCCACTTGTCCGTAGACCAGTTATAAACCAGCAACTGCTTGTTGGCGAAGATGTCTGTAAAGCACCAGCTTACCGTCTTGTTGATCGGGTCTACCGCTGCCGACATCTGGTCAAATTTACCGGGATCGCAGATGTCGAAGAACCACCGATCTATCCGCTCGCTCCCGATAGGCTTCACCTGCTGACCGTCAGTCATGTAAAAACCATCGTCAGACAGGAAATACGTCAGCGCCCCGTACCGCACGACAGAACGGGA